ATATAATAAATATAGATACTAATGAAAATTGGAATATTGAAAAAAATAAAGTAGTATCTATTGAAGATACATATAATAGTTTTGAAAAAGATGTTTTAGATTCGAGACAGATAGCTTATAAAATTACTGCAAATTCGTTATATGGGCAAATAGGAGCTAGAACTTCTTCTATTTATCTTAAAGAAATAGCAGCGTGTACTACTGCTACGGGAAGAGATATGATTATGTTAGCAAAAAAATTTGTAGAAGATAATTATGGAGCAGATGTTATATATGGTGATACTGATTCGATATTTTGTAAGTTTCCATTGAAAGATGAAGAGGGTAATATAGTATTAGGAAAAGATGCATTACCTTATGCTATTAAAATTGGAAAAATAGTAGAGAAAGAAATTGCTAAAATAATGCCAAAACCTCAAAAATTAAATTATGAAAAATCACTATACCCTTTCATATTGTTAAGTAAAAAAAGATATGTAGGAAACTTATATGAAATTGATGTAAATTCTTTTAAACAAAAATCAATGGGTATAGTCTTAAAAAGAAGAGATAATGCCCATATAGTTAAAAAAATATATGGAGGAATAATTGATATCATTCTACAAAAACAAGATTTAAAAGCTTCTATTGAATTTCTCAATGAAGAATTAAATGACTTAGTAGAAGGAAAAACATCTATAAATGAATTAATAATTACAAAAAGCATTAAAGCATCTTACAAAGATCCTTCAAAAATAGCACATAAAGTTTTAGCAGATAGAATTGGTGCTAGAGATCCGGGCAATCGTCCTTGTGTTAATGAAAGAATACCATTTGTATATATTAAAACAAATAATCAAAATTCTCTTCAAGGAGATAGAATAGAAAATCCTGAATATATTAAAGCTAATAATTTAACTCCTGATTATCTACACTACATTACAAATCAAATTATGAAACCTATTATACAATTATATGCTTTATGTATTGATATGTTACCAGGATATGATAAAGATGATGAATATTGGAACAAAATAGATATTGAATTACAGGGAAAAACTATGTATAATGATGAACATAGAAGAAAAAATAGAATACAAAATTTAAAATTGTCTCTAGTAAAAGAACTATTATTTGATAAATATATTAATATATTAAGCGAACCAAAAATTAAAAAAATATCAAAATCTAAAAAACAAAATAGCAATAAAAGTACATATCCTGTAGATAGTTCTAAAAAAATTATAAATAATGAAAACGAAATAATATCCGAAGAAAAAGAAAAATTGAAAAGACCTGATAAAACATTTGAAAAAGGAATATTAAAGGCAGATATTAAAATAGTTAAAAATATTAAATCTGGACTTATTTCTGCAGAAGCATATATCAGCGATGGAACATATAAAATTTGGAAATATAGTAAAGAAAATTGTCAAGATAAAAATAAAGAATATATTAATATTATCAAACAAATAATTAATTATAAAAAAGAATTGAATTATATTATTACTATAAATAATAAAAAATTTGTAACAGAATATAGTAGTGCAATTATTTATTATAAAGAATTAGAAAGTAGCAAGGAAACAAACATATTAAAAAATATATTTAATAACCAAAATATTGGAGATATAAAAATAATTAATCATATAAGATTATTTAGTGATATAATTGATAATTATAAATCATTTACATTACTATGTAAATAAATATTTAATAATTATATTTGCCTTTTCTTTTCCTATACCATCTATCTTACATAGTTCTTTATTTTTATCTTGAGAATCATTTAATTTAATAATTAAATCAGTAATATTAGGATAAATTTTTGCTATATTTTTTGCAATTACATTAGAAATATGAGGTATCTGTGACAATTGCATTATATAACATGTATTAATGTCTATATTATCTATTTTTTTACTTTTAAACTTTATAAAATCAGTATAAACACATGTATTTGATAAAGCAACATCATTATTTTCATTAATAAAATTTTTAGGATTATCAATCATTTTAATAGCAATTGATAATATTAATGTGACTGATTCACTTACATTTTTAGTAAATAATATTCTAATATTATCTCTAAACATAGTATTTATATATGCACCTTGAATAATTGATTTATTTTTTGAATATACTTTAGAAGATATAATATCATCTTCTTCTATAATATATGATAAAAATTTTTGATTATATGTAGATAACATCCTTGCTTTTTGCTCTCTATATCTTCCATCGTGTATTGATGATATTAAATCCTTTATAGTTTTTCTTTCAAAAATATATATATTATCTTTGAATTTTATATGAATATCGCCAATGCTAATAGTTTCCTTAACAATATTAATTTTATCTTTATAAATATCTAAATCTCTATCTATTATATCATCGTAAAATGTGCTTTCGCGCATATCAACATATATTTCTATATCAGGCATTATTTAATTTATATATATTTTATATGTTATATGTATATAATATGTATTTTTGTGATATATTGAAAAAAATAATATACAAAAAATAGTAAATTAGTATATTGTAATTTACACAAACAGAAAGAATAATGAGATAAAATTAATTTTATATCTTCTAAAGCTATGATTTATATAGATTGTTTATAGATGATATTATCATGAAGTAATGTTTATGTAAATAATAAGAATAATGTAAAAGATATTTTTTATTATTTAATAAAAAATGATTTATATATATATTAATATAAAGTATTAATAATATAAAGTATTAATAATATAAAGTATTAATAATGGAGATTTTAAATAAATCAAGAAAAGAACTTCTTTCTAAATGCGAAGAATACGGAATTACTAATTATAAATCAAAAAAAAAAAGTGAATTAATAGATTTATTAAATGGTGTTGCGAATTCAAGAAAAGTTCTAAAACCTTTAATTAAATGGAGTGGTGGCAAGGCTGATGAAATCAAAATGTTTGACAAATATTTCCCAGAGAATTTTAACATCTATATTGAGCCATTTATAGGTGGCGGAGCAGTATATTTTCATTTAAATCCGAGAAAAGCCGTAATTAGCGATGTCCATTCTGAATTAATTGATTTATATAAATGTATTAGTGAAGGGAAAGCCAAAGATATCTACGAGTTTATGGTAAACTCGCCAAACGACGAAGCAACCTATTATAATATAAGAGATGTTATGGTAATGAATAATGCTCTTGATATTGCAAAGCGATTTTATTATCAGAGGAAAACATGTTTTCGAGGTATGTTAAGATATAATAAGGATAAGAAATTTAATATCCCTTTTGGTAAATATAAAACTATTAATTATTCTGAATTACTTAATAAAGATTATGAAACATTATTAAATAGAACTGAAATATACAATGATAAGTTTGAAACTATATTTGAAAAATTTAATGATGAAACAAATTTTATGTTCTTAGACCCACCATATGACAGCGAGTTTACTGATTATGGTTATTGTTCATTTGGTAAAGAAGAGCATCGCATATTAGCATCTTTATTCAAAACAACAAAAATAAAATGTTTAATGATAATTGGTAAGACTAAATTTATAGAAGAACTATATAATGACTATATAGTAGAAGAATATGATAAAAAATATAAATTTAAATTATATAATAACCGAGTTGGCGACGAAATAAATACCAAACATTTAATCATTAAGAATTATTAAACATTCGTAAGTAATTTTAATCTTGTCACATTAGGAGATACATATTGCTACTTACTTTATGAACCAAGCAATTATTTTAGCACCTATTATTCTGAAATATGAGTAATAGTCCTCCTTTTCCCAAGTAGCACCTACTATTGCAAAGAAATCACCCATATGTTCTATTCTCAAACCTGCTTTTTCGAATGTTTTTATATTTGAAAGTCCCGCCGTTAAAACTTGTCTATCATATATGCTCCAGTTTAGAATAGCACAATTTATAGTATAATCTTTATATTTATTTGTAAGAAAAGATGTAATATCATTGCATTTGGCTATAGTAGCAGGTATTTTTTCTGTATCCAACTCAATATTTCCTTTCAATTCGCGGAAATATATTATTTTTTTGACTTTATCTATAAATATTAAATCTACATCTTTACGTTTATTATTTATCATTTGGACACCGCAATTGAGCAACTCAAAACTATTATTGCTGTTAATTAGTTCTTTTGCTATGAACTCGCCAAAACGTCCGAACTTTATATTTATAGATTGTTCACTTGGCTTCTCGCCATATAGCAAATGTGATATAGAACCAGGTTTTGTACATGTCAAGTCTTTCTGTATTTTTTTTTCAATCCATTCAATTCCTTTTTCTTTCAGTTCTTTGATACAAACATCATTGGGTAAGGTCATATTTTCACAATATTTTATTATAGTACAAATATAAATATTTAAGATATCTATATATCATTTTTATAAATAATTGCAAAAAAATATAACAAATTTAATAAAATTATATTGTCTCATTTTTCTGATGATGTAATTATAATTAAAAATTTTATCTATATATTTTTAATAGTTTTATCTATAAACTTAGTAACTATTGTATTCAATATTAGTTTAGCATTATCATCTTTGATTTCATTATTAATTTTATTCATCAAATAAATACTTTCTCTTTTAATATTAATTTTTTTTTTATATAATTTTCTATCATTACTCGCTTTTATATATTTACTCAAAATATCAATGGATAGTTTTTTATTCAAATCAATTATTTCAAAATAATTGTTATAAATTAAATTATAAATTAACATTTTAGTATTTATATTATCAATAATTTTATAATGTTTTTTATAATTTATAATAGCATTATCAAATCCATAATCAAATATTAAATATTCCATTTCAGAATTAGTTAATGAATAATTTATCCTTTCGAGAAGATAAATCGATAAAAGATTTTTTAATTTATAATAATCATCATTGTATTTATTTTTATTCATATTTTTAAGTACATTATCGCATAGACTACATAATCTATTATGATTATTATTATTAATATTTAAAATATTTAGATTAATATAACGAACGTAAAACATTTTTAAATATCAATTAATAAATATAAATAAATTTATATCAATTTTTATTAAATACAATTATCGTGATCCGTAGTAAATGTTTTAACGTAAGTATTAAAAGGACCCTTATTACACTCTCCTAATAATTCAAATTTAAAATCACATTTTTTTGCTGGATTTTTAGTTGTTTTTGCTTTTGATTGATAGTTAAATAACTCGTATGAATTTACTTGATTTCTAAAAGTATCACTTATTCCATATTGATATATCCATTCTCCTTCTTGATATTCATCTTTTTTATAGATACAACTTTTCTTTCCTATAGAAATTCCTGATAAAATATCATTTTCCATTCCTTTTATTTCACATATATTTGCGAAATATTTTTGATTATTTTCACATAGTTCAAAATTTATTTTATTATCAAATATTACATTTTGATTATCAGTATAATTTTTTGATAATTTACTCATATTTTGACATGATATTTTTGAACTTAAATCTTTTGAATTATACTCCTTATTGTATTCTAATTCATAATAATTATTCATAATTATATCTTATAATTCTATCTTCTATATTATATATATTATAATATATTTTAGCTATTTTTGTAAATATATAATAATAATAATTGATATATTTAGAAGAATTACTATAAATAATATGATTATATCGTTAAATAAAGATAATAAAAATGATATAGAAGAATTAATTAACAATAATAATAATGTTATTATATTATATTATTCTCTTACATGTTATTATTGTAATATTTTAAAACCTACATGGAATAAATTATGTGAAAATCTAAAAAATAAAAAAGGTGTTATTATTATTAATATTGAATCGGAAAATATAAAACATATTAAAGAAAAATATAAAAAAGATGTTGAAGGATATCCTACTATAGTTAAATATAGTAAAGGAAAAAAAATAAAAGAATATAATGGAAAAAGAGAATTAGAAGATTTAAAAAATTTTATAAAATAATTTAAGGATAATTAATAATTAATATATATAATGGATAATTTGAATATAGTAGATGATATTATAAATAATAAAAATAATGAACCATCGCCAGAGGAGTTAGAAACTTTTAAAAATTTAGTAAATGATTGGTTTAAATTTGATGACCAAATAAGAAAATTAAGTATAGCTATGAAAGAAAGAAAAAATTATCAAAGAGTATTAAATAATAAAATTGAAGAATTTATGTTTAATTATAAATATAATGATTTAAACACCCAGCATGGAAGAATTAAAACAAATGTAAAAGAATGTAAGGTGCCTATTAAAATGAATGAAATAAAAAATAAAATAATTCAGTATAACGATTTGTCTGGAGAAGAATTACTTAAAAAGATATTTGAAGATGAAAGAGAAACAATAATTAAGAAAAATATTAAACGTATAATCCCGAGAGTATCTCTTACATTGTAATTATTTTAGAATTTATTAATTTTTAAAGTTAAAAGCAATTTATGAAAAACAATCGCAATTATTTTTATTATGTATGGTACTTCTAATTATATCATATTCATAAGATGTAGAATAATATGCATTTTTTATATTATTTTTAATTATAGTACTTTGACAATTTAAGCATGGGCGAGAATATTTCAAAGGATTATCAAGACTTTTAGGACCTATTCTTACAACATATATATCGCATTCATTTAATATACTTTTATACTTTTTCTTTATTTTAGAAATTGCTGAAACTTCTGCATGCATACTAAAATCCTTTATATAATAATTATATCCAGAAGATATAATTTTATCTTTATAAACTATTATAGCTCCGTGTTTGTGAGTATAAACTGGAGATTTAGACGCTACTTTTGCTGTAATATTTAAATATCTT